AAGTTACACCTATACAAAGTGGAGAAAGAGTGTCTATGAATATAAACTCTTGGAACTACGACATAGAAGTAGCCACGGAATTTAACTAATGAAAAAATTTGTAATAAACCTAAAGAGTAGACCCGAACGTAAACAACACTTTATAGATAAAAACCCAACCTTAGAAGACTACACATTTGTAGAAGCTGTAGATGGTTTGAGCCAAGACTTATCTGAATATAAAACTAGACTAGGGTGGGTAGACCCATTCCAGAACAGAGGTATTGTACCTACAGAAATAGCTTGTTTTTTATCTCATAGAGAGATGTGGAAAAAATGTGTACAACTAGATGAGCCTATCTATGTCATAGAAGACGATGCAATTATAAATGTAGATAGATGGGACGAACCTTTTTATGACCACACCATAGGGTATTGGGACTTTTTGTATTTACAACGCAATGAAAACGAACCAGAAAATACTATAAAAGTATCTGACAGGCTAGAAAGACCTTGGTACCCATACAATACAACTGCGTATGTGATCTCACCAAAAGGTGCACGAAAGCTGTTAAATACTAATATAATGGAAGAGGGTATAATACCAGTAGACGAGTACATACCTGAACAAATCAGAAACGCTAGTCTTATGGCACTTGCTTTACAAGAAGACTCTTGCAACCAAGCTACTAGAGATGTGCTACCTTCTGACATACGCAACGATAGGAGACATATGAAAATACATGCGGTAACAATTGGTACAGACGATAGCAAAATGAAAAAGCTATATGATTCTGCAGATAGACACGGTATAAAAATAGACAACTGGGGTGCAGGTGTTGAGTGGAGAGGCTCAGACATGACAGGACCAGGCGGTGGTCAGAAAGTAAACATACTAAAACAACATATACATAATCTTCCGGACACGGATATTTTACTCTTCACAGATTCGTACGACGTTTTTTACGCAGATAACTTAGATACGATTAGAGAAAGATACTTGGATATGGGCCATAAGGTACTTTTTTCTGCAGAAGAAGTATGTTGGCCCGATCCTAGTTTAGGTAATCAGTTTCCTTCCGTACACACCAGATACAGATATCTTAACTCTGGTACGTTTATAGGTGAGGTAGGAGAAATAAAAAAGATACTAAACCATAACGATATACAAGACCACCAAGATGACCAGTTGTTCTATCAACAAGCATATCTAGAGGGTTTATATGATGTCGGTCTTGATGTAGAAGCTTACATCTTTCAGTGCCACGAACCTAATATAACTATGCTAGGCAATCAGTTACATAACCAAGAAACTACTTGTTGCCCTTGTATATATCATGGTAACGGTGATGACTCTGCAAAAGATAACTTTGAACGTATCTACAAAGAGATGTACCCACAATACAATTTGTTTCATACACCTACCCATAACTATGAAGTCATAGAAAAAGACATGATACTGATAGATTTTATGTCAGAACATCAGTGTCAAAGACTTATAGAAATAGCAGAGCAAAACGCAGAGTGGAAAAGTCTACCTAACGACACTTATCCTGCACAAGAGATAAGACTAAAAGAACTTAATATATACCAAGAACTAGAAGAACATTGGCAAAAGCATGTCAAACCTATAATAGAACCTTATTGGAATCCTATGGTTGTAGAGGGTGTAAGAGATGCGTTTATGTTGAAGTATTCTACTGATTCACAAACAAAACTAGCGTTACACCATGACTCATCGCATGTAACTGGTTCAGTAAAATTAAATAAAAACTACAAAGGCGGCGAGTTATTCTTTCCTAGACAAGGTATAAGCAATGCTGATATACCTGTAGGTAAACTGCTTTTGTTTCCAGGACAAGTTACGCACCCGCACGAATGTGTCGAACTTACTGAAGGCACTAAGTACAGTCTTACTATATGGTCACAAAGGTATAAAGGCGATATACTGTAGGAATGTACAAAGCTGCATCACTTACAATAGATGATATATATACTCTTTATTACGAAGGTGTTTTAAAAGATTTTTATATACAGTCTAGCGGGTATATAAACAAGGGTACTTATGCTTACCCTGGGCTAGACTATACTCCAGAACAAATAGCTTCTGCTTCAGATGACCATAAAACAGGTTTTTGGCACAACGTTTGTTTAGGTAACTTATCACAACCAGGTGGTGTAGTTATAGGTACTTATGTCAACAACTACCTCGTAGGCTTATTTATGGGTTTTATTAACGATGACGGAGAATACCATTTGTGTAACTTCCTGATGAGACCAGATGCAAATGGCACGAGAAACTTTTTGTTTGCTTATGATTACCATAATGTTTTAGGTAAACTAGAAAAAGATTTGGGTGCTACAGTAGCTTATACCTACGTAGATGTAGGTTCTCCTATACATGACAGCTTAACATCTTGGATAAACTATTTTAAAGACATGGAAGAGTCCAATGTAAAAAATTGGGGCAGCATGGTAAACTTAGGAGAAGTTACTCAAGAATATGCTGTACCTGAAGGGCAAACTTGGGAAGGTGTAAAAAGCACTTATAGTTGTACTTTTGAAAAATATAAAATGGAGTATTACTAATGTCTACATGGTTTAAAGATACAAATATAGATCTGGCGGAGTTAGCTAGTGTTTATCGTACGCCTGAGCAAGGTGTATCTGCTAAATCTAACTCTAATATAGCTTTTAATGACTACAGAAGAATGACTCCTCAAGCAAATGGCTCTAATAACGCTATAACTACAGCGGGCAGTCAGACTTTAAGATTTGACGATTTAGCTGATACAGGAGGCGTTGTAGGGGCTTCAAGTACTTACACTGCTGGATCTACTAAAGGAGCATCTAGTTTTACTCTTGTTGGTTCTTTTACTTCAACGGGGTCATCTTTTGCAAGGTCTGATGACACCAGCTCAGCGCAAGGGCATTTTAGATTAGGTGCACAATCAGGCACAGCAGACCTTAGAGGCGTAGCTAATTTCGGTACTCCTAGTACATTTGGATATAACCTTATAGGTATTGGAGCAGAGAACGGCACATTGGGTGGTACAATGTATGTAATAGTCTCAGCTTCTGGTTATCAAGCTAGTGCGCCAGCAGCAAACGCCTGGTCTAGTATAAGAGTAAGAAGACTGCTTAGCGCTGGTACTAGTAATTATACAGTTACATTTAATATAAGTGATGGAGCTGGCTTTGGTAACTTTGGAGGCTGGAATAGTCAGGTTGATGGTAATACTAGAATATGGACAGCCTCGCACGGACTCGCTGGTACGTATTCAACCGCATATGGTTGGGTTGCAAATAGTGTACACACAATTGAATTTGTTTAGTATATAATCTATTTATGGCCACGGTTAAAGAAACATTAGCAAAGATCGAATCGCACGAAAGAGAGTGCAACATTCGATACACTGCAATTGAAAAACGCTTAGATAAAGGAGACGCTAAGTTTGACCGTTTGGACACTAAGTTCACCACAATGATTATAGGCGTGTATGTCTTAATCATTGGGTCTAGCTTTTTATAGGAGGTAATTATGGCAAAAGCCGAAAAGCAAGCACCGCAAGTAATCAACTTTGACGGTAAACAATACGATATATCTAAAATGACTGACCGCGTAGCTGAGCAGTTTAACATGCTAGTTAGACTACAAAGCGAGTGGCAGGATGCTAGTTTTAACCTTAAAAAGGTAGAAGCAGCACAGAAAACCGTTGTCACAGAACTGCAAGTCTTTATGAAAGAAGATGACATCAAAGCAGTAGACGACAGGATAATAACCCCATGAATATAGAACTACTAAAAGAAGAGATTAAAAGACACGAGGGCGAGGTCTTAGAAATATACAAAGATAGTCTAGGCTACAAGACACTTGGCGTAGGCCACTTATGTAAACCAGAAGACCCAGAATATAACTGGGAAGTAGGCACACCAGTTACTCAAGAAGTAGTAGACATGTATTATGAGGATGATTTTATTAAGCATGTAGATGAAGCATTGCACGTGTTTGGTGAGGAAGAAGATTTTTATAACCTGCCCGAAAATATTCAACACGTGTTGGTAAATATGTGTTTTAATCTAGGAGGGACTAGGCTTTCTAAGTTCCGCAACATGCTAGCAGCATGCAGAGAGCATGATTGGAAAAGGATGGCTGCTGAAATGGAAGACAGCAGGTGGTTTAATCAAGTAGGAAGAAGGAGTCGAGAACTGCAGAAGTCAGTTCTGAATACTGTATAATGAACAAATGGCATATATTAAACTTAATACTTTTGGAGGGCTCGCTCCTAAAGCTTCACCACGTCTCTTAAAGGATGAACTAGCTACAGTAGCTACGGATGTAAACCTTGAGAGTGGTCGTTTAGTGCCTATCAGAGATAATTCTGATACTTTAACTCTTTCTAATTCCAGCAGACAAACTATATTTAAATACACCGATAGCCCAGAACGTTGGCTACAGTTTGATGAAGATGTAGATGTCGTGCGTAGTCCTATACCAGGAGATACTAACGACACGATATACTGGTCGGGTCAATCTTTTCCTAAAATGGGTAGAAGTTCTGATGTTATAGGTGGTAGTGTATTTCCAAATGCTGGTTATCGATTAGGTATTCCTGCCCCAACTGCAGCTCCCACAGTGGCAGTAGGTGGGGGTACCACCCTCAATATAACAATAACAACTACTAATGAAAGTTCTACTATAACTGTTACTACTGCATCAGCTCATGGCGCTTCAGTAGATGACTACATAACAATTGCAAATGTAACAGGTACGATAGGTGGTATAGATGCTGCTGATATAAACGGAACATTTAGGATAAGAACAGTGCCTAGTGATACTACAGTTACAGTTATCTTATCTGCAGCTGCTACTTCTGGTGTTACTAGTAGCTCTATATCAAATGGTGCTAGTTTTGGTGAAAACTCAGATGCAGAATTAGACTATGAAACTTCTTTTGTTTATACGTTTGTATCTGCATATGGGGAAGAAGGGCCTCCATCACCAGCATCTACAGTTATAACTACAGATGATAATATGTCTGTAAACCTATCTAGTTTAGAAACATCTACAAGCGTTAGTAATACAAACTTATCAAAGAAAAGAATTTATAGATCCAATACAGGTTCTAATACAACAGAGTTTCAATTCGTGGCAGAGCTTGCTTTATCCGCTACAACATACACGGACACTTCTAAGAACAGTGAACTGGCTGAGGTAATACCTTCTAGTGATTGGATTGCACCACCAGATGATGATACATCTTTATATCCAGATGGGCCTATGAAAGGTTTACTAGCTTTAGGTAATGGTACTTTTGCTGGATTTACTGGCAATAGAATATGTTTTAGTGAAGCATATCAGCCACATGCTTGGCCAGCTAACTACAGAATAGGTATAGAAGAAAAGATTGTCGGTATGGAAGCTACTTCTAATGGGCTAATTGTTACTACAGAAGGTACACCGTATCTAGTAACCGGTACTGACCCATCTGCTATGGTAGCTATAAAGATAGAAACAGCAGAAGCCGGACTAAGTAAAAGGTCTATGGTAGATATGGGAGAGTCTGTTTACTATGCCGGCCCTAACGGCCTTATGGTTGCAGCAGGTGCAGCAGCACAAAACTTAACAGAAGGTTTAGTAACACCAGAACAATGGCAAGCTAATTATTACCCTTCTACTATTACAGGTTTTTATTGGCAAGGTAGATATGTAGGTTTCTACAATACAGGTTCTGGTTTTGGTGGTTTTATATTCGACCCCCGACAAGGTACAAATGCTCTAGTAGATTTAGATGCAAGTGCTTTGATACGTGGTGGTTTTACTGACCCAGATGACAACCAGTTGTATTTAATAATAGGTAATAAAATTAAAAAGTTTCAAGGCAGCACTAATAACCTTACGTACAATTGGAAGAGTAAAGAGTTTCCAGTAGCACGGCATACAAGTTTTGGGTTTGCAAAAGTGGATGCAGAAGCTTATCCAGTAACATTAAAAGTATATGGAGATAATAGTGTTATCTATAATGCTACTATTTCTACAAGTGGTAGTGGTTATAGTGTAACGGGAACTACTCCTAGTTTTAGTGCTACAGCCATACCTGAACCAGTAGTACGTTTACCAGCAAGTGTACATAAAACCTTTGCGTTTGAAGTAGAGTCTGCAAAAGTTGTAAATGAAGTATGCCTAGGAGAGTCAATTATAGAGCTTAAGGGTGTGTAATGGCTAAAACTAAACTACCTGCTCTTAAGAACATACCACCTAAAACCGATAGAGAACTAAAGCTTGCTCTTGATGCAATTAAAGAAGCCTTAGAAGTAAGATTAGGCCAACGTGGTGACCCACTAGATAGAGCTGTTACTCTTAGGGAGTTATCAGACAACGGCATAGTACAAGTAAAAAATAAAAAGGTAGGTGTATCTGGTGGTATATCACAACCTCCAGGTACAGGTGGTTCTACAACCCCGCCGCCTGCTCCTAGTACATTAGAAGCTTCTGCTGCATTTACTTCTATAACTTTATCTTGGACTAAGGCTAGTTATGGCAATCATGCTTACTCAGAGATATGGAGATCACAAGACAATGCTCTTGGCGGTGCCGTACGTATATCGACTAGCAATGCTTTTGTGTACACGGACGAGGTCGGATATAACCAAAAATATTATTATTGGGTTAGGTATGTAACTACGTCGGATGTAGCTGGCCCCTGGAACGATACCGAAGGCACGTCTGCTACTACAGCAATTGATGTAGGCGCAGTCATGCAACAGCTTAGTGAAGAACTAGCTAACCTACCTGGCTTTACTAATTTACAAAATGACATGCAAGTAATAGTAGATGGTAATACTTCTAGTCTTGCTAGTGCGTTAGGTACATTAGATACAGCTGTAGACACCGCACAAACAGCAGCTAACTCTGCTGCATCGGATGCAGCTACAGCACAAACAGCAGCTAATAATGCACAGTCAACAGCCAACAGCGCATCTAGTGCTGCGGCTGCAGCTCAGTCAACTGCTGACTCTGCTGCTACTGCTGCTAGTAACGCTGCTACTGCTGCTAGTAACGCTGCTACTACTGCTAGTAACGCTGCTACTGCTGCTAGCACGGCCGCTACTGCTTCTACTAGAGTTATAAAATCTACCTCTGCTCCTACACAAAGAGATGATGGATCTGCTCTACAGGCCCATGACATATGGGTAGATACAGATGACAACAACCAGGTGTATGCACGTAACTCATCTAACAATGACTGGGAAAAATCAAGAGATGCTACTCTCGTGGCAACTGTAGGATCTACTAGCTTTACAGGTACGACACTTACAGGTGCTATGGCAAGTGCCCAGAGTTCTATAGTAACTATTAACAGTACTAATACTAGCCAAGGTACTGCAATTACAAACTTAGAGAATACTGTAAACGATAGCTCTACCGGTGTAGCTGCTACAGCATCAGCCTTGTCTACCTTAACTACTAGAGTAAGTAATACAGAAAGTGCTACAAGCACAAACACAAGTGACATAACAGCGTTAGAGACTACAGTAAACGATAGTTCTACTGGTGTATCGGCACTTAACTCAGCATTGAGTTCTTTGTCTTCTACTGTTACAACTCAAGGTAATAACATAACTACTAACGCTACTGATATAACAGCACTAGAGAATACAGTAAACGATGGCTCGACTGGTGTATCGGCTCTTAATTCAGCCTTGAGCTCTTTGTCATCTACAGTTACAACCCAAGGTAACAGCATTACTACCAATGCCAGTGATATAACAGCGCTAGAAAGTACTGTAAATGACAGCTCGACTGGTGTATCGGCACTTAACTCAGCATTGAGTTCTTTGTCTTCTACAGTTACAGCACAAGGCAATAGCATAACTACAAACGCTACTGACATAACAGCACTAGAGAACACTGTAAACGACAGCTCTACCGGCGTAGCTGCTAACTCTAGTGCAATTGGTACTTTGCAATCTACAGTTACAACTCAGGGCAACAGTATTACTACGAATGCTAGTGACATAACAGCTTTAGAAAATACTGTAAACGATAGTTCTACAGGTGTTGCTGCTACATCTTCTGCTCTTAATACTTTGCAATCTACAGTTACAACTCAAGGTAACAGTATTACTACAAATGCTAGTGATATAACAGCTTTAGAAAATACAGTAAACGATAGCTCTACTGGTGTAGCCGCTACATCTTCTGCTCTTAGCAGTTTGACTTCTACTGTAACAACCCAAGGCAACAGTATTAGTACAAACTCTAGCAATATAACAGCACTACAAAATACAGTGAATGATTCTAGTAGTGGTGTGGCAGCTTTAAACACTGCTGTAAGTGGTTTGCAATCTACTGTAACAACACAAGGTAATAACATCACAACTAACGCTACTGATATAACAGCTTTAGAAAGTGCGTTGACTGGCTATACAGGTAGTAATGCAGTAAGTACCGCTATCTCAGGTTTGCAATCTCAGATAACAGCTAACGATGGAGATATAACTTCTAACGCTAACTCTATAACTAGCTTAAATACTAGCTTAAATACTTTAGATACTTTGGTAGATACAAAGGGTAGAACTTTTGCACAAGATGATGTGCCTACTTCTACCGCCATAGGCGATCTATGGATTGATACTAATGACAGCAATAAGTTATATGTATCTGAAGCTGTAGGTGCGGACCAAGTTACATCTGGCGAATGGGTGCTTGTACGAGATACTGGCATAGCCGCTAACTCTAGTGCAATTAGCACTTTGCAATCTACAACTAGCACACAAGGCAATAGTATAACTACTAATGCTAGTAACATAACATCTTTGCAAAACGCTTTGTCAGGATACACTGGCAGTGGTGCAGTAAGCACAGCTGTAAATAGTTTGCAGTCCCAGATAACAGCTAATGACAGTGATATAAGTTCTACCTCTAGTTCTCTTACTAGTTTAACTAACACAGTAAATACAATTAATGGTGACTATGCTACAGCTACAGCTTTAACAGCACTTACATCTAGAGTAACTACTAACGAAGGTGACATAACTTCTATTAACTCTGACGTTACAAGTTTAAATAGTAGTCTTAGTACTTTAGATACTTTAGTAGATACTAAAGCCAGGACCTTTGTAGGCAGTAGCGCACCTACTGCTACTGCTGTAGGTGATCTTTGGATAAACACTAGTAGTAATGAAAACAAACTATACAGAGCTGAAGCTGTTGGTGCGGACCAGATAACTTCTGGTGAGTGGGTACTTGTACGAGACAGCGGTATAGCAAGTAATGCCAGTGCTATAAGCAGTTTAACCTCTACAGTGACAAGTCAAGGTAGTAGTATTACATCTCAAGCTAGTAGCATAACAGCTCTACAAAGTGCTTTATCTGGTTATACATCTAGTAACGCTGTATCTACAGCTATATCAGGTTTAGACTCTAGGATCACATCAAACGACGGTGATATAACTGCTATCAACTCTGACATAACTGCTTTAGAAAGCACTGTAAATACAATTGATGGTGACTATGCGACTGCTACTGCATTGAATAGTTTATCAACTACTGTTACATCACAGGGTAGTAGTATAAGTAGTAATGCTTCTGCTATATCTAACTTAAATACTACGGTAGGAGATAACTCCTCTAGCGTTACATCTCTACAGCAAGCAATAGCAAATGGTACGTCTGCCCAAGCTGCTTATGGTGTAGCAGTTAATGCTAATGGTGCTGTTGCTGGTATGTACTTGATGGTAGATAGTTCTGGTAACGAACAAAACAATACTTCTACATCTAACATAATATTTGAAGCAAACCAGGTAACTATACGTAACCCACACGGCACTGACGTTACACCTTTTACTGTTCTTACTAGTACAGACAGTAACGGCAACCCAGCTGGTGTATATATAGATACTGCTTTTATAAAGGACGCCGCAATCTCTGCTGCACAAATTGGTACTGTCAATGCGGACACAATTACCACAGGATCTATGAGTGCTGCACGTATAACATCGGGCACTATGGATGCTGCACGTATATCTGGTGGTGTTATACAGTCTACTGATTTATCTACTAACGGTTCAACGACTATACATGGCGGTAATATCCAAACAAATACCATAGCCGCCAGTGCTATCAATGCTTCCTTTATACAAGCAAGTGACCTGGGTTCGAGTGGGTCAACCACGATCGACGGTTCACGTATCACGACTGGTCAGATAGATGCTGACCGTATTAATGTTACTGATTTATCTTTACCAACTGTAAACAAAAAAGTAATGGGTACTACGATAGGTGGTTTTTTTAACGACGTTATGAGGCTAGCCCAAGTAGGAGAGATAGGAACAGAGCCTGGTGTATACATAGGCTATGTAAGGGTGTTTGGTGGCAACGGTCAAGTTAAAACATTAAGTATTGCAGCTGGAGATGGTACTTATGGTGGTACTGGTAATCAGCTACTTAGCACAGGGGATGCTTACAACAATGCGCCTAACTCTAGTACTTTGCCGATGGCCGATACTGGTGGTTTGCAATACCATTCTAATAGAGCTGAGTACTGGTCTGGTATAGCTAGGTTCCAAACTACTAATGCTATCGCACAGATTTCTGTTACCTTTATTAAAAGAAGTGCGAACACAGTCCCTACTAATTTATATGTACATGCTCAGGGTGATGGCGGAATTAGATATTTAACTAGTGTTGAGTACGCTTTCCAGAGACTTACACTTAATGAGCCTAATCAATTTACATTTACAGATTTAACTGGACAAGCTACTTCTACAGTCTTCACATCAAACACTATTACCTTAACTGGTTCTGGATTCTCTGGTGGTACTGCTACAGTATCTGGTGGTAGTGGTGCTCAGTACAAACTTAATAGTGGTAGTTATCAAAGCCCAGGTTCATTTACTGTAACTAACGGTGATACTATAACCTTGAAAAATCAAAGTAGTTCTAGTGGAGGAGTTACTACAAACGTTACATTAACAGTAAATGGGGTAGTTGATATATACTCAGTAACAACTGCAAGCAGTGGTCCGCCACCAGGCCCACCAGGCGGCGGCGGAGGCCCAGGAGGACATATACCATAATGGCTATACATAATTTTGATTACACATACGAGTTTGTAAGTTGTGAAACTACATTTAAAAGTGGTGCTGATAGAACACCTATAGTGGCGCAAGTTGTTGTAGATGTTACCGCGGTAGATCAAGCAGATGATACTAAGACTATAACTATTAGAGAAACTAGAGCTTTAAACTATGGTTATTTACAAAGTGCAACAGAGTTACCTGAAAGTTTTATACAACTAAGTAGTGTAACTAGCGATAAAATGATTGAGTGGTTCAAGGATGGCGTATCTGATGAAGACAGAGATGGCTACTACACTTGGCAGCTCTATGGCTATACAGAAATGGACGGAACGTGATAATATAAGCTATGGCGTACAAAAGAAAAACAACTAGAAGAAAGCCAACACGTAAGAAGTCTCTTACTAAAAGACAAGAGGCAAGTATGAAAAGGCATTCTAAACACCACACTGCAAAGCATATGAAGTACATGAAGAACCTTATGATGAAGGGTAGTACTTTTACTGCTGCACATAAAAAAGCACAAAAAGCTGTAGGAAAATAATGTACGAGTACAAGTGCGGTGTAACTAGAATCGTTGATGGTGACACAGTCGATTGTGAAATAGACTTGGGCTTTGACATTGTATACAAGTCTCGTGTCAGACTATACGGGATCGATACGCCAGAGTCACGAACAAGAGATTTAGATGAAAAAGCTAGAGGTAAACTAGCTTCTAAGTTTTTAGCAGATCATATATTACATGCTGACAAATTAGTAATACAAACAAAACTAGACAAGAAAGGGAAGTTCGGTAGAGTTCTAGGCGTCATCGTTGCAGATGGCGTGGATCTAAACCAAGCGCTTATAGATAATTATCTAGCTGTTGCTTATACAGGGCAAAGCAAAGATGACATCGAAGCACAACATTTAGCAAACAAGGAGGAGCTGTTAAAGCTTGGAAAATATGAAGAAGTTATTAAGTAATATCGTAGGGAGCGTAGCTCCAACATTAGGTGCAGCACTAGGTGGCCCATTAGGTGGCATGGCTGGTGATGTTATATCAAAAGTTTTAGGTGTAGAAAACAATCCAGCATCACTAGAAAAAGCAATTGCAACTGCTTCTCCAGAACAACTCATGGAGATAAAGAAAGCAGAGATAGCTTTTGAAAAGCAAATGAAAGAGCTGGATGTAGACATATACAAAATAGAAGCTGAAGAAAAGAAAGATGCACGTAAACATTTTTCTAAAGATTGGACAGCAAGAATCATAGGTATAGCCATGGTTGGTGGTTTTCTTGGTTATATCTTCCTCGTAACGCTACAACCACCAGAGCAGAATAGTGAGGCCCTGATTAATCTCGTGTTAGGCTACCTAGGTGGTTTAGCGTCCGCAGTCATATCCTTTTATTTCGGGGCCTCCAATAAACAAGACTAATGGATTCAGCAGTAACCCTTATACAAGAAGTTGGGTTTCCTATAGCAGCAGCATTAGGTTTAGGGTGGTTTATCTATAAGTTAATCATGCGTATCGTAGATGGCATGGAAACTAAATTAGATGTAGTAGATGAGAAAGTAGCAGAACAGATCGCAGCTATAGAAGAACGCCTAGGCGGGAAACTTGACTCTCAGCATGGTATACTAGTAGCATTAATAGATAGAATACGTAGCCTAGACAATGAAATTATTAGGCAAGACACGTTAATTAAAACTATTTTAGGAGTGCCGCAGCTAATTGATAGCAACAAGATAGCTAAGGCAGATAGAGATGACCAAAGGAAAGATTAGTTTAGTACTACTTCTTACAGCTAGTGTCAGTGCTGATGAAATGGTACACAAGTTCAAAAGCCCATCCTTTAGTGGAGTGGGTACATCTTCACATTATCTAACTATTGAGAACCAAGAATACAATAGAAAGGAAGCGAACAAGGCTGAACTGAAAGCCTATAAAGAACAGTTAAAAAGGGACGCCGAAAACACTACACTTGCTAGGTTTATACGTAACTTAGAAAGTAGAATCTACGCACAGCTATCCAGGCAGTTAGTAGATGCACTATTTGGAGAGACACCTAGTACATCAGGTGTCTTGGAGTTAATGGGTAATACTATTGAGTATTCTGTAAGTGATGACGGCACTATGATAACGTTGAAGATTACAGATGCTGAAGGAAATACTACAGAAATTACCGTACCTATTGGTTCCTTTACTTTCTAGTTGCGCGTCATTACTGTTTGACCCAATAGAAAATAATATAAACCCTGTACGACATATAGAAGAAGCTACTATAGACGAGCTAGTTATTACTGAGCTCGCTGATGTCCGTACGCCTACCAGGAAACCTACCGTTGCAGTGTACGCAAGTGCATTTACAGATCAAACAGGACAAAGGCTTAGTAATTCTATGTATGCAAGCTTCTCTACAGCTGTTACACAACAACCGAGCGCATACTTAATTAAAGCATTAAAAGATGCAGGCAGAAATAACAATGGTTTTTTCACGGTGGTCGAGCGTATAGGAATCGACAACCTTACAAAAGAAAGACAGATCATACGTAGCGGCAGAGAGCAGAATAAAGACAGCAATAAACTAGGCACACTTTTGTTTGCTGGTTTATTACTTGAAGGCTCCGTCGTGTCGTACGAAGCGAACGAGACCAGCGGTGGCGCGGGTGCTCGTTATTTAGGGATAGGTATATCTAAGGCCTACAGAACTGATACATTGACGATCCAGCTTCGTCTTATATCGGTTAGTAGCGGTCAGGTACTAGTTGAGAAATTAGTAACTAAGACCATTCTTAGTGTATCATTATCAGACGACGTGTTTCGCTTTATCGAGGATGGCACTGAGCTAGTCGAGATAGAAAGTGGTGTAGTTAGGAATGAGTCAGGAAGTCTTGCTCTGCGCTCTGCTATAGAAACCGCCGTGTTAGGAATTATCACGGAGGGTGAACAAGCTGGATATTGGAGCTA